TGTTCACCGGGCCAACCATCAACAGCTTCGGCGAGCCACCAGAGGCCCAGACCTTCTGGATGACCGTCTTGAGGATGGCCTCCGTGAAGGTGCGCAGGTTCGCCGCGGTGGCGTCCGTGCGGGTCGCGCTCGGCGAGCTCGTGTAGACCGGATCGACGCCGCCCGTGCCCTTGTCGGTGTTGGTCTTGAGGAAGGCCAACAGCGAGCCCGTCTTGCGCAGCGCGGTCGAGACACCAGCCGAACCAGCCGAGGCGGCCTGGTTGGTGAGCATGGTGCTCTCCATGTCGCGCTTGATTTCAGCCGAGCGCTTGGCGAGCTGGTACGCCAGCTCCGAGCGACGGCCGGCCTTGTCGACGGCCTCGAGCGTGCCCGAGATCAGCACGGTCTTGTTGCTGATCTGCGTGTAGTTGCCCACGCGCGTCGTGGCGGAGGTCGAGTCGAACGACGAAACGTCGTCGCCTTCCACCTGCGCGTTGGTCGTGGAGGCCGCGGCGAGCGAGTCCGTCTGCCACTCGAAGTAAGTGTTCTTGACGTTCTCGCGGCCGATGTTCGACATGAACGGGGTCTCTTCCGGCGAGATGTTATAGATAACATTCGAGAGAGACTCACGGATGCCCTTTGCGGCAAACGTATCGAAAGTATTTGCAGTCTGTGACATGGAAATGGTCCTTTAAATGAATTGCTCAAACACGGCAGCCGCGTCGCGCGTGCTGCCACTCTTGGCGAGCTTAGAAAGAGCGTTCTTGGATGACACGACCTGAGAGGACTGCGGAGTGCTGGCCGCGCCAGCCTTCATGGGCTTCGCCTTCTGCGTGATGGTCGGACGGATCTGCGAGCGCTTGCTCATCAGGTCGTCGAACATCATCGCCTTGCGCAGCGCCAAGACGGCCCGAGCGTCGTAGATGTCCGATATCTCCTCGACAGAAAAGCCGAGTTTATCGGTGGCATATTCGACGATCTTCGCCTTCTCGGCGCGTGCCTTATCAGCGTCGCGCCACTCGGGCAGCATCTCGATGAGCTTGCCACGCTCGGACTCGAGGGTCTTCTCGGCCTCCGCGCGCTCCTCCAGCTGCTGCCTCTCCACCAGAGCATTCTTCTGGGACTGAACCCAGGCAGCCTGCTCCTGCCTCGTCCTCGCCACCTCGCGCTGTCTCACCCACTCGACCGGGTTCTCTTGGTAGAGACGGTCCCAGTCGATCTCGGGCGGTTGCAGCTGCCTGAGGCTCGAGTCGAGTGCCTCCAACGTCTGCGCATACCTCTGCCGCTCTTCCCGCGCCTGACGAAGCTCCGCGTCGGCCTGTTTTCTGGCCTCGGCGATTGCCTGCGTCTTGCGCGTGTAGTCCGCGGTGCGGGAGTAGCCCTTCAGCAGCTCATCCAGCGGGACGTCGACTTCTTCCCCGTCAACCTTGACGCGGAATGTCTGGCCCGGCTGGGGCGCCTCTTCGGCATCCTCCTCGCCTTCGGTTACTTCGCCCTCGGCGTCGGACTCGCCATCCGCCGCCTCGAGCACCTCTTGATCCACGCCTTCGGTTTCGAGCTGATCGGTTTCGCCTTCCTCGGCGGCGATCATCTGCTCAAACACGCTCTGCGTGGACTGTACGTTTCCCGGGGGTACACCCGTGCCGGTTTCGCTCATAACCCTATTGTGCGGGATTCAAGCGGTTACTTCCTGCCGCTCATTTTGTCGATGTCCCGCTTCGCCATCGCGCCCGTGTCGACCACGATCCGCAGGTGGCGCTTGATTTCGCCCAGGATGCCGACCGCGAGCCACAGCCGCTCGCGCTCCTCCTGGTCGGCCGGCTTGCTCTCGCGCCAGGCCTTTAGGTACTCGCCCTCTAGCGCCTTGAATGCTTCATCGAGCGCGGGGCTGTCGAGGAGGGCGCGCGCCTCTGCGCCGCGCCGTTGGTCGGCATAGAGATCGCGCTCGATCAAGCGAGGAGCCCGCCCTTCGGCTTCTTCTTCATCGCGCGGCTCAAGAGCTTGGTGCCCTTGTCGGCCTTGTTGAACTCCTTGGCGACTTTCATGGGTACGCCGACCTTCTTGGCAAACTCCTTGGAGTGCGCGGCGGCGGCCATGAGGCGGGCCTGCTTGGCAGATTTACTAGGCATCGTCTATCGCTCCTTCTGGTTCTTGTACCGCTCCAAGAGCCGCCGCCCCTTGGCGACCGCGCTCGACTTGTCTCCACGGTGCCCCCACGCCTCGAGGCTCAGCTTGAGGCGCGTCTTGTCGCCCTGCTCGTCGGTGAGGAGCCCGGGCATCGAGCCCATGCGCGCGAGGAACGATCCCTTGCGGCGCAGCTGCTCCGGCGTGGCCGGCGCTCCCTTGACGGGCGCCTTCAGCGTGCCGCCGGTCTCTGCCTTGTACGACGCGCGGCCCTTCGCGTTCAATCCGCCGCGCGGGTTCTTCCCGGCGGCGCGTTGCCACGCCGGGGTCTTCACTTGCGCTTCTTGACCGTCTTCGCCGCGGCCTTGAATGCCTTGGCCGTCGGCGCGCCCTTTGCCCCAGGCTTGCGCATCTTCTCGCCGCTGCCGGCCGCGATGCGCTCACGCTTGGCGTGGATGTTCGAGTAGAGTCCCTGTTTCATTTCATCACCTCATTCCGAAACCATAGCCGCCCATGAACATATCACGCCCAGAGCGCGAGAACGGAGACTCAAACGGCGAGGGCGCGTAGGGCGCCATCATAGGAGGCTCGTAAAAGGCCGGGGCCATCGGCGCCGACTGCACGGGCGTGTCCTGCTCCGGCACCGGCATGATCGAAACGCGCTGGTCTCCGCCATACACCGGCGACGGCGGCGCGTTGCCGTAGCCGGGCGCCATCTGTGGCGCCCCCTGGTCGCGCGCCCCCGTCATGTCAAAGTTGGGGTTGCCGCCGGCGTACATCATCGGCTCGCTCGGCTGCGGAGCGGGCAGCGCCATGGGATTCCCCTCCGGCTGGAAATAGTCCTCGAACATCTGACGTAGCTGGCGGCCGCCGCCGCGACGACCGCCGCGACGACCGCCGCCAAAGCCGCCGCCATACCCGCCGCCGCCAAACATCGACGTCGCCGCGAACGGGTTGAAGGCGGGGCCGCCGTAGTATTGCTGCGAGAAGTAATTGCTAAAGGCATCGTTGATGGTCGGCTGGTAGGCCGGCGCGCGCATCCCGCCGCCGTAACCGCCAAAGCCGCCACCGCCGCCCATGTCGTAGCCGCCGAACTGCGTGCCGTAGCCGCCCATTCCGCCGCCACCGTAGCCGCCAAAGCCGCCAAAGCCGCCCATGCCGGCGAAGTCGCGGCTCGCGTCAAAGCCGCCGCCGTAGCCGCCCATGCCGCCACCAAAAGGCGACCCATATCCACCCATTCCGCCGCCGTAGCCGCCGCCATAACCTCCCATCATGGGACCTTGGGCAAACTGTCGTTGACCCGAAAATGCGTTACTCATGCGTCACCTATTCCGACAAGTCGTAGAAAGCCAATGAACCGATGGCAGACCCGGTGCCGCTCAAGACCCTGACGGCGACCGTGTAGACATCACTCGTCCCGGCGATGGTCGCGCCGAGCTGCATATCGAAGTTATAGATCAGATCGTTCTGCGCCTGGGCGCCGGCTTGGTTGGTCGCCGTGGCGTATTCATTCAGCACGATATCGCCGCCAGACATGGCGGTCGCGGTCACATCAAAGTCCACGCTCGCAAAGGTCGTAGTGTCGTAGGACGCGCCGGTGAGCGTCGCGTTCCTGACCAGCGCTATCTCGTAATCGCCGCTGGCAATCGGAAGCACGCGCACCTGCTTTGGCAAGACTACCGCGCCGAGCGAGTCAGACGCGAGCCGGATCGACACCAGCGGAACAAACGACGTCCCGACGCCGGTCAGCGTCGTGGACCTTCGGGCCACGCGCTCGACGGAGGTCTGCTCATAGCCGCCCTCAGACAGCACCGTCGAGCAGATCTGCTTCATGCTCGAGCTGCTCGCGGTCGCGGCCGTGTTCTCGATCTCGATGCGCAGCGGCAGGGTAGCGGTCTGCATATAGACCGACGTCACCTCGTTGGCGTTGTCGAAGGTGTGGGCCGTGATGTACTGGCCGTCGATAATGAACCCGACGCGCACCGACCCGACCCCGAGCCACTCAAAGTCCGCGAAAAGTATCTGCGCCTTTGTGGTGTCGAGCGTGACGCCGCTCGCGCCGCTCCCATCTAACGGGTCGCCGTTCCATGAAGACTGGACCACCTTTCGGGTGTCGTCGACAGATCCGCCGGTGTAGGTGCGGATGATGAACGAGAGCTCCGTCCCGTTGCGCTGCAAGAAGAGCCCGTTGTTTGTGTCGAAGTACCCCACGCGCTGGCGCAGGTTGGCCTTGGCGGCGGACATCACGAACGTCGACAAAAACGACAGGCTCTTCCCAGGCTGGTACGGGAAATACCGCTTGGTCTGGCGCACCACCTTGTCGCCGGAGGCCGTCGTCACGGCCAGGCTCACGGCCGACTCGTTGGGCAAAAAGGTAGAGGTGCCCGAGCCAGTCAGCGATGTATCGAAGGCAGGGTCCGCCGCGTACCGGTTCTGGCTGTCAAAGAGCGTGAACGGCTGCGAGACACGCAACCGCCCGAAAGCATCAAAATTGTTTTTTGCAAGCAAGTTGAGGTCCGTCAGCGTGTTGATGAACTTGACGATCTCGAGCTGGTTCGACGCCAACAGGCTCAGGTACAGCCTGAGCTGGTTGTTCGCCTGGTTGAAATACTGGGGGAAGTAGGCCGCAGGGGCGACATTAGGATTCGGCGGCTGCGGAACAAATACCCCCTCTAGCGGCTCCGACATGGCATCACACGGTCACGTTTTCAAGCTGCACGACGAAGGGGTTGAGCTCCTTCATGCTACGCCCAAGCCCGTGCAGGACTGTTAGGCGTTTCGATAGCAATATTCGCAATCATATTTGCGTCAAAATTGCTTGCGTTAATGACACGCAAATTAGCGTGATATCCCGGCAGCGGTTTCATCTCCGGCGCATCGCCATCGGCGGTCTTGAGCGTCTTGCCGGTGGATCTCCAGATCACGCCCACGACATCGAGCGCGTAACTGTGCGCGTCCGTGACATGGTAGCCGCCCTCGCCCTGCGCGACGATGCTAGCGGCTTCCAGAGCGGCGTACAGCGCGTCGGCGTCGGCGGCTTTGAGGTATAGGTCGGTCATGCTGTCAATGCCTGTAAGGTGCTGTCAGCGAGGCGGGTGGGGTAGTAGGAGATGCGTTGGATGTAGCCGTTGATGCTGCTTAACCCGGATAGTTCAGTACCTATATCCATTTTGTTTGGTGCAGGCACTCCACCTGATGTATCCGTTACAAGCGAACCACCTGATTTGATACCAACAAAGTCATCTACTTTATACGTTATTGCAGCCTTGGTTTGCGTTGCTGTAAATGTTCCAAGGTTTAAGAATGCTGAATTTACGCCACCAGCATCTACCCGATAGCGTGTAGATGCGTCAACATTCGCTCGTTTAATTAATTGGAGTTGTTCCGTTGCTGTTCCGTTTGAAACGTGAATGACACACTGCCCGGCATTTGAAGCAGCCACAGCACTCGGCAAATACTGTGCAACAAACGTCCCCTCCACCGCGTTATACCACGACGAGAAGTTAGTCCCCGTCATGCTGGCTACATCCGCGTTGCGCGTGAGGGCGGTGGTGGTCGTGGGGATGTAGGAGGTGGCAAACGCACCGGCTTCGGTTTGTGCGCCCCAAACAAAACAGCCATCAACGCCATTTCCTGTAAAGTTGTTACTCGCTCCAGACATTAGTTGGATTCGCGCAGATGGGGTTCCATTTGCAATGCAAACAACTGACATTGAAACGCGATACCAGCCATTTCCCACGGGCGTAATTGAATAAGACGCTGGAGTTCCAGTAATTACAGACATTGTTTGGTCTAAAAGATTAAAACGCACTTGCGGAGATATGCTGCCAGTCCAAAATGCGGCGACCGTAAAACGCAGTCCTATGTCTGTTAAACCTGCTGCCTTAACAAATGCTGAAAACGTATAAGTTGTTCCAGAAACCGCCGTAAATGAATTGTCTGCTATATGCTCACCACTTACGGCAGTTGCAATCAATTTGTCGGCAGTTGTTGCCCCACTCGGCGCAGTCGTTGCGTCGGCTGACACAGAAAGATTTGCTGCCACCCAAGTCGTAGCAAAATTTTCTGACTGCACCAGCAGATTCGTCCTCTGCTCCTCAATCAGCAAGCCTTGCGGGGCGAGGGTGGAGGGGTTGTAGTCGAAGCGGGGGGCATTGACCGCCGCGCTCGTCAGGACTCCCGCGCTGTCGAAGAATGTCGCAGTCGAGGCGCGGGTGAAGGTGATGCGGGAGTCGAGCGATCCCAGCGTGAAGTCAAGATTCAAAGACGCAGAGGACGGCGCAAGAGATTGCGCCACCGCCACGCCTACCTTGTTCAACGCGCCGAGGCCGCCAAGCATTACGCAGTCTCCACAATGTTCAGCGCGCCATCCTGCGAGCGACGAATCGCGGAGACTTTATCGCCGGGATTCACGCGCACATACTCCACCACGCCCTGCGGCAAGTACGCGCTCGAGGTCGTCGCGGTCGGGGCAGTCGAGATTGCCACATGGCAGTCGGTCGTCGCCACTAGGCGCACGATGCGCGTGTTGGCGCCAACGGCGCTAGAGACGGCAGCGGTTCCCGTGTAAGACACACTCTGCACGGCGCCGAATCCAACGGCCTGCGCGATGCGACCATTAAGATCATCTGCAAGGACAGTCATTTCTAATACCTCAAATCAGACAAAGGGAGGGGGCTGCGGAGGGATTGCACCGCCCGCCCCCATCGGCGGCTGCATCTGCTGCATATCCCGCATCGGCGGCTGCATCTGCTGCATATCGAACGGCACGATCTCAGGGACAACCGGCTGCTGCACCGACGGCGACGCCACGCGCGAACGGTCCGCCATCTGCCGGATCGCGTCCATGTCGAGCTGGGTGCCGTACTTCAGCTGCACCTCGTAGGCGCGCAGCATGAGCTCCGACTCCTGCTTGTCGCGCGCGCGGTCATCCTCGAGCAGCATCTGCTGGCGCTTGAGCTCGAGCTCCGCTTGGCTGTTCTGGATGTCCGCCATGATCTTCTGCCGCTCGACCTCGGCAAGAATCTGCGCCGGGTCAGGCGGCGGGGGCGGCGGGGGCGGCTGCGGGGGCATCATGGACGGGTTCAAGAAGAACTCGTCGGGGTTCTTGAAGCCCGAGACCTCGGCCAACCGCGCCAGCGTGTTTCGGTACTGCTGCGCCGACACGAGCGGGTTCTGCGGCCCCATCTGCTGCAATACCATTTCCTGCTTCTGGGCGATGGCGTTGAGCACCGCGATCTTCTGCTCCTCGGTGCCGCCGCCGAGCGCGACGTCGATGTCGACGTCCATGTTCGCGTTCCACGAGCGCGGGTCGATCGGCACCCATTGATTACGAAGGCGCACCACCCGCGCTCGGTCTTGGTTCTCCACGACCAGCTTGAGAATACCCTTGAACAGGGCGCGCATCCCGGTTTCAGCGAACACACGGGCGATCAGCTCAAGATGCTGCTGCGCTGCGCTTACGGTCGCGGCGACCGCCGCGCGGGTGGTGCTCTGTAGTGCGCCGGCATCGAGGCCCATGGCAGCCTTCGACATACCCGTGCGCGTCTCGCGCACGTTGTCGAGGTACTCGAGCATCGGGAATGCGGCTTGGCCGACGAACGGCACGGTGAAAGCCTGGACCGCGCCGGGCTGGCGCATACGGATGACGCCGCCCACCTCGGTGTTCAGCACGTCGTCCATGTTGGCCTGCCCCTCGACCACGCCCACCCGGGGGTGGATGGCCAGAGAGAGCGAGTCCATCATGTTGCGCATCACCGCGGACTTGATCCGCTGGAGGTCGGCCGTCATGTCGAAGATGGACAGGCCGATGAGCGCGTGCGGCTCGGGGTCAGGGCAGAAGGTCGCAAACGGCTTGTGCGAGCACGGCTCGTTCATCACGAGCTTGTAGCCGGGGCCGATGGTGCAGACCTTGCGCAGCTCCGCGATGCCGTCGCGGTCGTAGTCGACGCGCACATACGCCTCGACGTAGAGCACGCGCTTGTCGTCCTGCGTGCCGCCCGGGCCATACGCTTCGGCGTACGGGTTGCGGGCGATGTACTCGTCGTTGGTGTCGAGCTCGAAGGCGCCCATCTGAGAGCGCACCTCTTCCTCGTCGTAGCCGAGCGCGACCAGATCCGAGACCCGCATCATGCGCCGGTGCGCGACCAGGGTCGCATCCTCCACCGAGCGCGCGCGGCGGTCGATGAGGAACTCCTCGGGCGGGACGGCCTCGACGACCACGCGGCCGTCGCGGTACTCGCGCTTGAGCTCGACCGAGTAGATCTGCGGCGCAGGCGGCGGGAACCCCGTCATCGGGTCCACGACCGGCGCGCCGGTCATCTGATCAATAGGCGGCTGGTACGACGGGTCGTCCATCGCGCTGATCGCGCTGCCGACGACGCCGGGCTCGTTGATGAGCATCGTCAGGCTCGACTCGTCGAGGCCCGTGTAGTGCTCGGTCTTTACCTCGACCTTTTCGTCCCAGTAATACTTGGCGATGCCGAGCGCGCCGCGCAGCGCGTCCTTGAAGACCGAATGGCAGACCAGGAAGCCGTTGTTGTCCTGGTTGAAGATGAAGTTTACATAGTCGGTGGCCTGGTCGGCGGTCGCCACGTCCTCGGGGCCGCGCGGCACGAACTGCACCACCTTCTTGGAGCCGAAGAAGACCCGCATCAGCGACGGCATCACGCCGGAGATGGTGTCGCGCACGTCGGTCGATACGACCTGCGAGCGCCCCTCCTCCTCGTTGCCGAACGGCTCGCCGCGGTAATACTCAATGGCACGCGCGCGGACCGGGGAGAGCTCCGCGTCGATGAACGAGGTCGCGTCGGTCAGCTCGATGCCAACCAACGACTCGAGCTCCGAGTCATCCATCGGCTCAAGCGAGCCAACGGCCGCCTCGGCCGCTTCGATCATGGAACCTTCCGGGGAATACATCAGACCGCCACCCGTGCCGAAATCATGAGTATCCCTATTTTCATGCCAAAAGCGACGAAACCTGACCAGAGGTGAGAGAAACAAGCCACGCCTCGCGGTCCTTTACCCCGAAGGACATCACGAACCCGTCGCCGTGCTGGGCGAGGCCAGAGCAAAACTCGATCTGCTCGCCGCGGAAGAAAAACTCGCGCCCGGCGTGCAGCGGCTCAAGGTGGAACCCGTAGCGGACCATGCGGTGCGCATAATGCACTCGGTTCTTGACCTTGCGGCGCTGGTGTACGACCCCGATGAAGCCGCCCTCGAACGGAATCACCTGCGAGCCGCCAGACCAGCCGGCCAGGCTCGGGAACTCCCCGATCCACATCCGGCGCGCCGGCGCGAACTGGTACACCTCGCCTAGGTGGTGCTTGTAGACCACCCACAGGTTCTGGCCGCGGATGCAGGGCATCCAATTCTTCTCCATCGGCTGCGCGTGCGGGCTGTGCAAGACCTGCAAGAGGTCAATCCGCGCGCCGTCCAAACGACAGAGCACCATCGTCGTGCGCACCCGCGCCCCGTGGTGCAGCCCCGAGGCCGTGAACCACCAGCGATCGCCGTACCAGAAAAGCCGAGCGTCCTCGAGGCCGTGCTCGCAGATTATCCGCCCGCGGCGCACCTCGGCGTCGTCCACCAGCACCGGCGTGCCAGGCTCAAAATCTGATCCGATGGGCACGAAGTAGTTGCGGGTGTTTGGCGCCGGGTCGCCACGGAACCATATCCCGTCCTCGTCGCCGAGCTCGTAGTTGACCGTGCGGACCATGCACGCAAGATTCCCCGCGCCATCAGCGGCGATCGAAGGATTACAGGGCGCGTAGGCCTCGCCCGGTATCTCGATGCGCCGAAACGCCGAGCCCGGGAGCTGGTCGATTAGGACTAGGCGGCCTTCCGAGCCGGAGAAGCCGGGGGCGGCTTCCCGCCCGGCGGGGGCTCCGGCGGCTTCTTGGACTCCGGCTTCGCCGGGGCTTTCTTGTCGAGGCGCCTCTGGAAGAGCGCGACGTCGCTTGGCTTTAGCATTCACTCTCACCTCACATGTGAATCGTCGACGGCATCGGCACCGCAAGGTCTTGCGTCGCCTGGGAGACAAGGGGCGGCACCGCGGTCAGCACGCGAAGGTGCGGCAAGGCGTACCACTCAAGCAGGATATCGACCGGCGTGTTGGCGGGCTTGGTGTACTGCTGCAAGGTGGGGATCGCGCGCCGTCGGTGCCAGATGGCGGCCGTGCAGAGCGGGTACTTGATCTCCCACAGGTTCGCCGATTCTTTCTTCGCCGGCTTCTGGTCCGTGCAGCACGAGTTGAGGTACACAAGGTCGCACCACTCCGGCGTCTCGGCGCGAATCTGCGCGAAGCGCTCGTTGAAATTATCCGGCAGGATGAAGTCATCCTCAAATATTACGAACTCGTCGTGGCCCTCGCGCCACGCAATCTGCCAGGCGATGTGCCACGACAGCACCAGACAGGTGGCGCCGCGGGTCACGAAGTAGTCCGTGTGCATCGGTATCTCGGACTTCACCTGCATCGTCTTGCCGAAGATGCCGTAGATGAAATCGAGCTCGATGCCGGCCTTCGCGGCCTGCGCACGGGCGTGCTCGGTGCGCTCCGGCGTCTCCGAGAGCGTGATGCAGTAATACTTCACTCGATGCCCTCTACGTCTCTGTCCTTTCCGAAGGCAAACTTACCAGAGCGGCGCACGGCAGAGCGGTGCAGGAAGTGCGCGTCGCAGAATTCGTCCACCGCGCGCGTCACGCCGGGCCACGCCTCGTAGTCATCGCCGAACAAAATCCCGCCCTGGCGCAAGAGCGGCCAGTAGTTTGCCAGGTCCGCCTTGCAATCCTCGTAGTCGTGCGAGCCGTCGATGTAGATGACATCGGCCTGCACATTTTTTTCGGCCAACACCCGCGCCGCAATCGTCGCCGGCAGGGGGAGGGGGGTCACGAACTTGGAGACCTTGTTGCGGATCATGTTCGACATGAACAGCTCATGCAGCCGCGGGTAGCCCGCGTCCAGTCGCAGCGCCTCGTGGAGCCACTTGTTCTCGCCGTCGTGGCGCGAGTAATTCTCGAGGCTCCCGAGCCAGGTGTCGACGCAAACCAGCGACGGGTGTACCCCATAGCGCAGGCAGGTGTTGACGATGTTGACCGCAGAGCGCCCCTTCCACGAGCCGACCTCAATAATGGTGCGCGGCAGTATCTTGGCGATCACCTGCTCGAACATCGGGTCATCCGACCCCCAGCCCTGCAAGTCATCCTCCACGGCCTTGGCGCCCTCGTACGGGTCGGCCAAGAAGAAATCACGCCACGATATGCTCATACGATCCCCTTCACTCCTCGCTTCACAGACTTGGCCCAGGTCGGCGAGTACACCCCGCTGCCGGTCGCCGCCTCGCTCGCAAAGGTCAGCACGAACGCATCGGCCACGTCGGGCGAGGCTAACCCGCGGCGCTTCATGTCGTCCTTGCTCTCGAGCTTCAACTTCCCGTTCGACATGAACGAATAGCGCGGCGAGGATAATTCATTTACCAGGCGCTCGTCACGCGGCAGCTTGCAGTCGCGCGCCTGTAGCCACGCCTTCGCCTTGCCCCAGAGCTCGGCGCGCAGGTTCATGTACTGCCCCTTGAAGGCGGGCGACTCGCCGACGTTGATGCCGCGCGCGGGCAGCTTGAGCTCGCGCAGCCGGTCCACCACGCCCGCGCCAAGGCCAATGCTGTCGACCAGTATCTCGGCCGGGCGATACTTCGGGTCGGTCGTGTCCCACTCGTGCATCACCGCGCCCGTGAGCGCCATCAGGTCGAGGCTCTTCCAGGTCTTGACCGTGCCGAGCACGACATTGCCTTGGCGCCGACAGAGCGCCGAGGAGTCCGTCCCGAAGCGCGCCACGTCCAGCCCCCAGAGCACCGGCGCGCTCGGGTTCTGTACCACGTCACGGTCGACCGCGCTTTGCGCAAGCTCGAGCCCGATCAGCGTGTCGTCGTCCGCGACCGGGAACTCGCCCAGTACGCGCACCCGGTAGGCGTTGCTGCCCTCACCGTACCGGCTCGACATCTCGCGCACATAGTCGTCGCTCACCCGGGGCGAGTCGAGGCAGGAGACGTGCAGGTTCTTCCACTCGCCAGCGAGGCGGTGGAAGGTGTCGTAGAAATACCCCTGCGTCCGGGTGGGGTTGCCGAGCAGGAGCGTGGTCGCGTTGTGGCCCGACATCGAGCCGCCCGCCGACTCGAAGACCGCCTCGGATACGCCGGGGGCCTCGTCCACCACCAGCAGCACCCACTCCGCATGGATGCCCTGCAAGGCGTCCGGCTGCTCGGCGCGGCTGGTGCGGGCCGAGATGAACGACTCCTCGGGGCTCGCGCGCAGCTCGATGCGGTCGGACTTAATCTCGAGGAGATCCGCCACGGCGGGCGGGAGGAGCTTGGCCCAGCGGCGGCACTCGCCGAAGAGCGCGTCGAAGAGCTGCGAGGCGGTGGGGGCCGTGACCACGACCTTAACCGGCACGCGGGTGAGCATGAACCAGAGCATGGCCCAGGAGGCCACGGTCGACTTGCCGGTGCCGTGGCCGGAGCGGACCGAGACCTTGCGCTCTCCGGCCGCCAGGAGGCGCAGGAGGTCACGCTGCCATGGGTCTGGGGTGACGCCTAAGACCTCCTCCACGAAGGCCACAGGGGCCGCGTGGTAGCGTTTTACGAAGTCGAGGTATGGATTCTGCATTTTTTTTCAGGCGGCCCGTGTGGGGTTACGCAAACGCACCCGCCCCCCGGGGGCCACCCGCCGGGGGGGGTCTGCCGGGCCGGCCGCGCCCGCCGCGCGCAGTCGACAGGGGGAGGGGGGGTCGATTTCGAGGTGAATCAATGACTTACGCGCAGGCTGACCGCGTGGTGGACGACTTAACATAATGGGCATTATACGCACTTCGATGTGCAACCCCTTGCGAATCAATGACTTGCGCGATGTGACAGAATGCGCGTCGGCGCCCTGATCGCCGGAGCAGAAGTTATCCACAGGTTATCCACAGTTTACTCACAGGTTATCCACAGATGTGTCGCGCGCGCCGGTGTTCGCGTCCGTCGCGGTGTCGCGCGTCAGCTTTTCTGGTTCCTGTACGCTCACGGTGCGCATCAGGTTGCGGACGGCCTCGAGGTGCAGCTGCGTCGTGTCGGTGATCTGCACATCCTGCTGGATTCGATTGCCCCAGCGCTTTGAATCCATCCTCTCGGCGAGCCATTGCCTCGCACCGATTGCAACCTTCGCAGCATTCGGGTCGATCTGTTCCGTCTCGACACGCTCGGCCAACGACTCGATGCGCTCGGCGTTGGCAAGGGCCCGAGCATTGCGCACCGACTCGTATCGCTCCAGAAGCTCTGGAGTCTTGTGGATGCGGCTGAAGAGCTCAGAGTAGGTCACGACCGATAGGTCGCTGACAAACGATCTCAGCGTGTTTCCCTCGGCAAGATGGTTCCAGAGCTGCTCCCAAAAGTCTGGGCTGCTCATGGTCTTTTCGGACAGCTCTTTACGCTCTCGCTTTTTCGGTGTCCCAGGCATCAGTCGCTCACGTGCACGTAGGTCGTGACGTCCTCGTAGTCCATGTCGTATCCATCCAGCGCCACGATGTCGAAGTTGGAGTAGGTTCGCCTCGGCCTCTCGACCTCGACCCGCCTCGGTTGTCTCTCAGGCTTCGGCCTCTTCTCGTCTGCATAGACCCGGCGCCATACCCGCTCGGTTGTGGAAAAGCGAAACCCGCAGGCCGTGCATTCTCTTCGCCGTCGAGCCTCAGTATCAAACTGGTAGACCTTGACGACCTCGCTCGGCTTGGCGCACTTCGGGCATTTCATCTTTCGGGCAGATGCGGCTTGACTAGGGCCAGCCAGTCATCAAGGCGCTGGATGACCAAGAACTCGCGCTTATCGCCTCGGCACACGACCGCCGGGATCTCGTAAGGCGCACAGGCCGCGGTAGCCTGGTCGACCCATTCGTAGACCGCGATAGACTTCCTGCGCTTGACCTCGAGCACCCACCGAGCCAGTCGGATATCAGCACCGCCGTCTCTGGCCTGTCCCAAAATCCGATTGGTCTGCCACCCGGTTTTGTCCGTGATGATCTTGCAGACCTCGCGCTCGGTCTCAGCGCCACGTTGTCGTTGCCTTAGTCCCATGTCTCACCATCTCGCAGTAATGCGGCCTAAGTCTACAGCACGACACAGGCTAGCAATCAAGGGCCTGAGTTTCTTGGACATCCGCGCCCGGCGCTTGGTCTCTCTCGTCGCGTTGCGTCGAGCCTCGACCTTTCGCCAATAGTAGGCCCGATGATACTCGGCCCTGTCCGTCTTCGGCTTCGACCGCCAATGGTCTGGATGTCTCGCCTCGTCGACCGCATCCATCACGATGGCCTTGATTGCGTTCTGCTCGATGGTAGCCCGTGCGGCGATCGCCAGCTCCTCGAGCGTATGGCCGGACTTCCTGGCGGCGAGCTTATGGTGCCGATGAGGCCGGCCGCCGGTGTTCTCTGTAAGACAAATCGGGCAGAGCTTCATCGCTTCTTGGCCCACTTGGACTTGTGGTCGTAGATGCCATTCCTTTTCGGAGGGTCGTCGTACTTCCGCTCCTCGGCTTCAGCCTTGGCCGCCTCGGTGGTCTCGAAGACCCCGAGCCATCGCGGGATGACCCGCCCATCGGCACCATGAGCCCAGAGTACATGGCGAATCTTGTTGTCGACCTTGGACGACATGACAGCAAACCGACCGCACCCGGTCAGCAGACCCCACTTGTCGTCCTCCTTCCACTCGAGCGGTCCCAGTTTGTCAAACCGGATGATGCCCTGACTCATTGCGCCCACCCCGGTCGCTTGCCGATCTCGCCCTGCGCGTCCTGGTAGTGGACGACCTTGGCCCCAAAGTGGACCTGCAACGATTTTGCCACCCGGAACCCCTCCTCACCCAAGCCCTCGACCATCCTCCGGCCGAAGGCCGTGTCCGTCTTGGCTGGTTCGAGATCCAAGGTCGGGTACGGTACAAAAGGTACGAGTCCTAAAGGACTCTCGTACCTTTCGTACCCGGTTCGTACGGGACGAACCGGTACATTTCGTACCTTTCGTACTTTTCGTACCTTATTTTGTCTCATTTTCGCC